TTATTTTTATCTACTGCACAAACTGAAACATAGTCACCTTTCTCTACATAGTACAGACCTGCTGGCTTTGTATCATCATTATTACACCAAATACGTAATTTACTATTTAACTTTTTTAACTTTCTTGCAAAGTCCCCTGCTAGCATATATCCCCCTTTAAGGTGCTACGTCTTGAACTGTTGGTGTTACATAAAATACACCAAGATTATCTATTGATGGCCTAACTGTTCCGTTACTTGTAAATGTAACTTCAAATTGAATAAACTGCCCAACTACTCCAGCATCATTTCCATCTGCTAAAGCTGATCCATATGAACCCATACTTGTCAAGATATTAGATGCTCTGGTTTTAACAATGATGCTTGATCCAGAAGGTGTAAATAATGAAAATGAAACATCAGACCAATCTAAATCAAAAGTTGAAGAGTCATATATGTTAGTTTCCATTACACCACTTGTTTCATATCCTGCATCAGATGTAATATTAATGTTCAGAACTGATGGTGTTGATGTATTAACAGAACTATATAGAAAGACTCTAATATCTAGTTTTTTATTATTAATTGGCAGACTTCCTATATTGGTAGTAAAATCAGTGATTGAAGTTGCATCTGTTCTAGTTGTAGCAGATGTAGGTGCTACCCATGTTGATCCATTCCAAGTTAACCAAGATGATCTACCATCTATTGAAGCTAGTAACTTAATATCTGTACTACCAGGCATTGAATTAGCAACTGTAGCTGTAAGCCATGCAATTAAATCTGTTAAAACAATTTGAGATGTATCCTTTGTATCAACATAAAGATTATCATCAGTAGAATAAGTAACTATCTCTCCTACTTGGAGATTACTTAATAGTGGTCGTTGTGTACCATTATCACTATGTAAAAAACCATAGATTTATGTGTACCAGATACAGCTAAACTACTAATATTAGCTTGTACTACTGAAGCTGTATTAGATTCATTATCATAGTACCATGAGTCAGTTTGGCCTCCAGTTCTAGCTACCCATGCTGCGCCATTCCACCATTTATATGTTGTTCCATTATCTGAACTATTTTGGTATTTAATCTCAGCTCCAGTCTTTGTAGCTGTTTCAACAAAGATTCCAAGAGCTGAAGTAAAAGCAAATCCAGTATTAGGTTCAATAGTAGGATCTGTTTCAACATATTTAGTTTGTGGTATTGCAGCTCCAGGTGTATAATTTGATGTGTGTTGAACAGCTGAGAATATTAAAAGATCATCAATTTTAAAATCTGATGCTATACTTGCTGTATCATTTGTTCCAACCCTAAAGATTCCAATATTTCCATCTCTTGTACCTGTTGCTGTATTTGTTGTACCAAGTTGGGTTCCATTTATAAATATTCTGCTGGCTCCAGTTGTTAGATCCCAGTTGTATTCTATCTCATAAGAATTTCCAGATGTAAAACTATAAAAAGTATCTTGTGGTGTTCCAGATATTAACGTACCAGAAGAATCATACATTACAAATCGTATATTTCCATTAGTTTGTTGTTGAATTTGAATAAAGTTTACTCTGTCAGCATTAGCTTTCATAATTGAAACAAATACTTTAACTACTGCTGGATTACCTGTATAATTAGGTCTTAAAGTAAAACGAATAGCTCCGACTTGTTGTGAATCTGCATTATCTTCAGCATCATATTCAACATATCTAACATCATTGTGAGCAAGATCAAGTTCTCCACCAGATACAGCTGCTCCACCATAAGCTGTTCCAGATAAATCCCCATTACCCCACGTTCCATTAACATCTGAATCATAATTTGCGTAAAAAGTCATATCTGCAGCTATTTGTGATTTTAATGCAGCTGCTCCGCTATCTACTTCTATATCAGAACTATTATAAGTGTAATTTCCTTGAGTAGTAAATGGATAATCATGTGCAGTTCCAGTTAGAGCCTTAAGTCTAGTTAATCCAGAAGCTACTTCTAATTTTCCTGAATCAGAAAGAGTATATTCAGCTGGTGTTTCATAATTAATATCATTATCACCATCTGCTTTTTCTTTCATTCTAACTTGAGCAGCTATACCAATTCCATTAATCTCAAGATTAGAACCAAGGCTACACTTACCCCAATCTGTGCTAGTATTCCAGAAAAGTCTAGATATTGCTCTAACCTTAACAAAAAGGTTATTAAGCTCATCAACTAGCAATCGACGAGTTTTACCTGTTTCATCAGCTGCTAATAGACTTTTAGCTTCTGTATCTGGTGAGCGGCTTGGATCGTCGCCACCAGCAGGTGGATCTTTAGGTGATCGCCAACGAATTGCCATTAATCTTCAGCTACTCCTATCTCTTCTCGAACTTCATCTAGAGGTTTTTCTTTAAAAGAACCATAAGTTTCAGCTGATCCTTTCTTTTTAAATCTAACTTTTTCATTTTCAACTCTAATAACATCAACAGGAATAAGAACTTTACCAGTATCACCAGTTTTAAACTGATCTAGCAATTCATTTTGCATTAATTCAAATTCATCTAAAACAATATCTGGCTCTACGGGAATGTTTTTACCAGTTGTTCCTTTCTTTTCTTCTAGTTCTTTATCAGCCATTATATCCTCCTAAAATTTTGCCTGTATCTGGCCCCAAGGCTATTAACCTATGAGGCCAAATACAGGACTTTTATTTAGAATCCAGAAGCTGTATATATCTGAATACCACGATTAGCATCCAGCACTTTTGTGACGTGCATGAATTTATGACCAACCGTAGAGATTTGATCCAACGGATCAGAAACACCTGAAGACCCAAGTTGCTTCACATAAGTCTTTAGATTTCCACCAGCGAGATCAACGATACCGTAGCAACTCTTTGCAAACATGTATGCATGGTACGTATCCACTCCAGCGGCTCCAGCACCAGCGTTGATTTTAACATTAGACGAAACCACAACACGAGTACCATAGAGTTTTCCAACCTCACCCTTCAACATTGGAGTCGCAGATGTGTATTTATTAACATCCAACCATCCACCGGCATTACTATCACCTTGGAGATCAAACTCCTGGTGAGGATGAATTATCATTTGATACATACCACCAATCTCACGTGCATTGGCAGCTTTCAGCGCAGTGCGAGCTTTACGAAGTTCAGATGCCACCAAGTTAGCAGCAACGTTAACTTCCGCAGCTACACCGTTAGCAAACTGATCTGTCAAGTTACCATCAAGAGTATTACGAACGATAGTATCAATTGAGAGAGCAGCACGATATGCAAGAACATCCTGCGCACCTTCGATAACAGGATCAATTGCATGTAACCGTAGCAAGTCAGACATAGCAACATAGTCTCCATATTGCAACGAAGTTGCTGTGATTACTGTAGACTGCAAGGTTACACCACTAGGAACTGTTCCTTCTGTTAGTGGTGTTGTATTTACAGCTAGATTTGCGTATCTACGCCATTGAATAACTTTTCCGCTATTCTTAGGCATCGGCTTTTTATCACCGAATTGATCAAAATACAAGTCGGCTTCCAAACGATCAAGCAATCTGCGATCATAATACGTCGCAATGGCGTTTGTAAAACCTCCCGTAGTAGTTAAGTTTGTATTAAGAGCCATGATTTACTTCTCCTTAAGTTTTAATCACGGTCAGCTATACCAAACTTATCAATAAGCATTTCACGTAATTTTTCAATGTCTTTAACTTTTGAGTAGTCTGGTGTGCTGGCCGAGTTTGCTTTTCCACCACCCGCAACGCCAGCATTGGCTTCATTTGCGAGTCGTTCTTGTTCCTTCTTAGCTCCTGCTGCAGTAGCAGCATTTAAAGCATCGGAACTGTGTTTGGCTCTTACAAGATTATATAAGGTATCTATAACCTCACCTGTTGATCTATTCCAATCAACTGGGCATTTTGGATCAGCAGCTAGCTGTTTGATTTCAGGTTCTAGTTTAGCGAAGTCTGGGTATTGATCTGAATTAGTTCTTCGAATCATACACTCAAAGTCCGATTCTAGCTTCATGATTTTATCATCTCTGCTAGCAAGTTCTTTCTCATAAGATTCCTTCATAGGGTTTATCTTATCATCAAGAAAAGGTTGAATTGCTCCGATACCGTCTGTCTGAATCGCCTTAATAAATTCCTCAGGACTTGGAAGAGGCTTTTTAGTCACCTCAGAAACACTACCTTGTAGAGCTTTCATTGCATCTTGGAGAGCTTTAAACTCATTTCTCATAGATGAACGATCTTGTGTAACTTCTGTAAACTTCCGTTGTAGCTCTTTGTAGTTAGTTTCCTGGTGATTAAACTTCTCTTCCCAGTTTATCTCAGGTTTCGTACCTTCTCCATCTTCGTTGCTATTGTTGGTGTTTTCAGCATCTTCAATGGAATTGGTCACAGATTGGTCATTTGAATCTTGACCCTCACCACCGGTTCCTTCAGTGCTTCCCGCCCCTGCTTCGGACACATCTTGATTTTCGGTTGTCATATGTTACTCCTTGGTAGTTATTCTGACTTATTGTCAGAGTTACCTAAAAGGGTTTGCGCGTTCTTACCTTCAGCAAGAACTTTTGCTACTAAATCGAATATTGCTATGTAACCAGCAGTTTTAAGACGTATAATTTCTGCTACTTCTGCATTACTAGCTTTTAACCAGATTTTTCTATTATCTTGAATTATAGCTTCTAGTCTTGGTTGTAAAACTTTTGTCCATCCTTCAGATTTAATAAGTTCACCTATAAGTCGAGCTTTTTCAATTGCTTCTTGATAACCAACTTTCTTTTTGTCTTCCATATTAGCTCCCCTGTGTAGCTTGTGGTGGTGCTACTTCAGCACCATTACGTGTTATTTCATTTTGTAGAGCGTCTGTTCCTCCAGCTTGGCTACTTCCAAGAATAGATGAAACATCTGGATTAGCACTAGAATTCATTGGTTGGCCTGGCTCTGTAGTTCCCATTTCTTTAGGATTAAAACCCATTAATGTCCACATTTGTTTTTTTGTAAGATTAACTTCTTCTGGTGTCATAACATCTTTAAACATACCAACAAAAGAAGCAATTTGATTAATCTTTCCTTCTTTACCAACCATTTCACTAATACCTAACATTTTAAATTTAACTTCAGTACGTAACATCTCTGGTGTAACATCAGCCGAAAAAAGATGACCATACATGCCTGGATCTCTAAGAATTTCATCATCATCCAAGAATTGTAAGTTCAATTGATGGAACATACGAAGAACTCGTTTAATTGCTGTTTCTTCAATCATACGAATAGCCATTCCAAATTTCTCAAGTGATTGAGCAATAATCATTCGAGCACCTGATGATGTTCTCCCAAGTTTACCAGAAGCAGGATTTCCTTGTGCTGCTTGTGTTACTGTTATAGCTTCCATTTCAGCTTCTAGTGTTTGTGCTTCTATATAGGACGTACTAGTAACATCATTTGGACGAAGAGATTCTATACCATCCATATCGCTAGTTATAATAATTCCACTGGGAGATGTCACCAAAGAATTCAGGTCAATATCCGCAGTATCTTTAGCAAGCCACATATTGTTTAGTATCTGGTTAATATTATCAAGTCGTTGACGCCTTAGTGTGTTTAATTCATTTTGCTGCCCTATAATTGGCTCAATTAAGCCAATGCCATACCACTCTAAAGGAACAACAAACATATTTGCTTTAACAATAGGACGTTTTTGATGTTCCCATGGATTTGCTGTTGCTTTAAGTAAAACTTGTTTATTTGCAATAACAATATATGCTTCTTCTCTAATACCATCTCCATCTAAATCATACTTCCCAAAAAACTCTAAAATCTCAATACCTTTATCTTTTCCTCCACGATTACTTAATCCACGAGTTGTTAAACGATATTGTCTAGATGCGGAATATGACTGATTTGATCCTTCTTTTAATGAATCTGAATTTGTATTTGCATACACTGGATGAGGACCAGCTCCTAACTCTCTTAAATCTTCTTTATCCATATAAGAACGTATAAATACACCCCTACCATCTTGTGTTTTGCATGCTCCAGGATCAGGAAAAACATCTAAAATATCAAGTAAATCAACTTCTGGTCTTCTCTCCACTACTTTATATGACTTCTTTTCTTTCCAACCAACAATTCTGTTACCAGCAGGTATACCAAAAAAACTAACTTGTTTTCTAATTGGTTCTCGTTCCCATACCCACTGTCGTTCAACTTTCCAAAATACTTTAAAATAAGATGTCCCGTAAATAAGTAATTGCTTTGTAAATTCTAAAAATTTTGGATAAAAATTAGCTTGTGTAAGTTGATATTCAAGAAGGATTTGAACTACATCAGCAATGGATTGGTCTTCAGGATTAGTAGGTACAACCTCAAAAAAACTATCAGATGAAAATATAGTATTAATAATAAGTGGAAGGCCAGTTTCAATTATTTTAAAAACCATAGGAATAAATATTTTAGCACGTGTAGGAGTTTTTAACTCCGAATCATCATTAAAGAAAAGTCGATACATTTGATTCCATTTATCTTCTAATGGCTGTCTCCACGCTGACCATGGTTCAAATAGTTTAGTCATATTATCAACAATTTTCTTTTGCTTTTCATATAGTTCTTCTTCAGAACCCTCACCAATATTAATGGGTTTACTAAGAGAAGATAAAGGTGGGGTTTGAGTAGCAGCTATTTCTTTATCTAATTTTTTATTTTGTTCTTCTGAATACTCATTATCTTGTGGCATATATTCTCCTTAGTATCCTGTAAAACTGTTTGGTCTAGGTAGTAACTGACTATGTGTTATTCTCTGCCGTCTAATTATCCCTGGTTGTCTTGGTAATGGCTTTGAAAAAGCATATCGTAATGCA